TGCAGGCTTTTCACCACAACAACACGCCTTTATGGACAATGAGATGGCTGTTGCAGTGGACTTTTTGAATGAGAACAAAGTGGGTGGACGGACTGATTGGAGCCCTAAAAACGCACAAGCCGCAGCCTGGACAGGCATACAAATTAAGTCTGGTGTATTGGACCCTGCTGATGCGGCAATGCATTACGGTAGTTTTTCACCTAAGTATATAGCAAATGCAACCAGTGAGCAGGCTCCAGGAGCCAACACAGGGCAGCTAGAAGGGCTTCTTGATTTGCCGTATGCAGAGCGAGAGCGATTCCAGAATGCAGCCCCTTGGACCAACAGCAGCGGTCAGGACCAGATTTATACATCAGGTGGCTTATTGACTGAGCCATCTAACCCAATGGTTGGTGCTTACACCCCAACTGGTGGCGTTCTTGAGATTAACCCTGGTGAAGTGGCTATGCCATTGGTTCAGTCTACTGATGGCGTAGTTAATGCCTCTGGAAGGACTGCGTTAGATATAGGCGAGTCTTCTAGGGCTTATATCGATACTCAAAATGCTGGAGCTTGGCACAAAGTAATACCTGATTCACAAACAAAAATGGGTGAGCGTACAAGTTTATCTATTCCTATGGATTCAAATCCATCACCAGAACAAATGTCTAGAGCCAGTGAAATAGCATCTAACAATGGCATGTTTGCAGTAGACACGGGCAGTGGCATCAATTTTATAAACGATCCCTATTCAACGATAGGTTCTGCTAGAACGGGCTCAACACTAGGCAAAGAATTAAAAGGTGATTTAGGTGTTCAATTGAAAGCAGAGTTTGGCACTCCTGGCAAGCGAACTAAGATTGATTCTGGTTATGAAGACTATGAATCTGCCTGGCAAGCTGGAAGCGGAAGTGGTAAAGCCACCGCACAGTTTTTAGAAAAGCTAAGTGAGAACGAAGCATTTGCAGGAAATATAGAAGATTCATTGAGAGCAAAAGCAGCGGCTAACCTAAAGCGTGACGCTCAGTTTAGTCAAGAGTATGCACTGCCTGTCCGAGAAGACATCCAAACAGCTAGGAAAATCTTCTCAGAGCAAGGTCGTGCTGGATTAGTAAAAGCTCTTAAGAGTGGGGCTATTCTTCCGGTTGCGGTTTTGGCGGTGATGAGTCCAGAGATTTTAAAGCAGAACGGTGATTCGCGGAGGGAAACCTAGATACTTTGTTGTATTTAGTGAGCCATTCAAGCTCTTCTCTGGGAGTTAAAACGCCCATGATTTCGGTAAAACCGTTTGGGTGTGTGACATATCTGACAGGCATATATAGTTCCTTTTTAGCTGTGTGCCGCAAGTAAGGTTAAATCGCACTTTTATTATAGAGAAAATTGATGGCTATAACAACATATACAGAATTAAAATCATCGGTTGCTGACTTTTTAAACCGTGATGATTTGACGGCCTCAATCGCTACTTTTATTAGCCTGGCTGAGTCGAATATAAATCGTGATGTCAGGCATTGGCGTATGCAAACTAGAAGCACTTTGACAATCTCAGGCCAGTTCACAGCACTGCCAACAGATTGGCTAGAGGCTGGTCGTATTAGCCTGCAGGCAAACGGTACAAGTGAAGTTAAACTCTCATCGTCTGCAGCAATCGGTGCGCTGAGAGAGAAGAACAGCAACGCCACAGGCATTCCTGCTAATTACGCAATCAATGGCAATGACTTAGAGGTCCAGCCATCACCGGATGGCGCATACATTGCAGACGTTTTATACACTGCCAGGACTCCAGCGTTGAGCGATTCAAATGCAAACAATTGGTTGCTGACCTATGCACCTGACGTTTATTTGTACGGAGCCCTTATTCACTCTGCGCCTTACTTAAAGGACGATGCCAGGGCTGCGGTATGGGCATCCTTGTATCAAGCTGCTGTGACCAATCTAAACAAAGACAGCACTAAAGCTATATCTGGCGGTTCGGGTATGGCATTAAAAGTTAACTCATACTAGCTAGGAACTATAATGGCTGATACTAATACGCCCGTCTACGGCTTTACAAAGCCAGAAAATGGCGCAAGTGATGACTCATGGGGTACAAAGTTAAATGCTAACTGGACTAAAACTGACAACATTTTAGGTGGCACAACCCCAGTTGTAGGTATTGATATTAACGGTGGCACAATTGACGGGGCGGTTGTTGGTGGGGCTTCGGCTGCTGCTGGCACGTTCACAACATTGGTTGCCACTACTGCGGATATTAACGGTGGTACAGCGGATAATGTCCAGGTTGGTGCAAGTGTTCCGAGTACGGTGGTTGGCACTACGGTCACGGCTACTAACTTTGTAGGACCAATAGCAGGCGCAGTGACAGGTAACGTGACAGGTAACACCGCTGGTGTTCACACTGGTGCAGTGACAGGTGATGTCACAGGTAATATTACAGCCAGTTCGGGCTCAAGTGCATTTAACAATTTGACGATTAGCGGCTCATTGGACATGGACGCTGGAACCTCAGCCACGATAACGGGCCTATCTGCTCCAGTACAAGGCTCTGACGCAGCGACTAAGACCTATGTTGATGCAAGTATAGCAAGCGTAATAGACAACGCTCCAGCGGCTCTAGACACGCTTAATGAGCTTGCAGCGGCAATGGGGGATGATGCTTCATTCTCAACAACGGTTTCCAACAACATTGCAACAAAATTACCATTGGCAGGAGGTACGCTTTCCGGTGCTTTGGCAATGAGTACAAACAAGATTACAGGCCTGGGTACTCCAACAGCCGGATCTGATGCAGCAACTAAGGCCTATGCAGACTCAGTAGACACGCAGAAGCTAGATAAGTCCGGTGGGACCATGTCTGGCGTAATCGCGATGGGTGCTAACAAGATTACTGGTATGGCTGATCCAACAGCGGCACAGGATGCGGTGACCAAGAGCTACAGTGATACATTGTTTGGATCTACTGCAGCAGCGGCTACAAGTGCGGCTAACGCATCCACAAGCGAGGGTAATGCTGCAACATCAGCCACAGCCTCTGCTAACAGCGCGACAGCCTCTGCGAATAGCGCAACGGCCTCTGCCAACTCTGCTAGTGCTTCAGCGGCCTCATTAGCCTCATTTACGGGTCAGTATGTGTCGCAGTCATCTGCACCTAGCTCACCCTCTGAAGGTGACTTATGGTTTGACACCACCAATGATGTAATGAAGGTTTACTCTGGGTCAGGCTGGATTAATGCTGGCTCTTCAGTGAATGGCACACAAAATTCGGTCCAGCATAATGCGACAGCAGGGCAGACTACATTTTCTGCGGTTTATGACGCAGGGTTTGTCCAGGTTTATTTGAACGGAATACGTTTAGACACTGGCGACTATACCGCAAGCAACGGATCTAGCATTGTTTTAGGAACGGGTGCGACTGTAAATGACACCGTATTTATCCAAAGCTTTGGCACGTTTGTCCTAGCAGACCATTACACCAAAACACAGTCAGACGCACGTTATGCTGAAACAGGAACGGCTAATACCTTTTCTGCCACACAGACCTTTCCTGACGCATCTATTGCAACGACTAAACTGTCAGGCACATTAGCCACAGCGCAGTATGCTGACGGGTCTATTACAGCAGCTAAGATTAACTCTGCAGTGGCTTTGGGCGGTCCTAGCCTGGGGGCCAATTCAATCATCAGAACCAACGCCAACACCATCAGTGAGAACATCACTATCCCACTTAACACTAACGGTATGTCAGCAGGGGAAATAACTATCGCTGACGGATACACGGTAACTGTAAATGGAACATGGAGCATAATTTAATGTCCACTTTATCTATAAAAGAACTCTCCCACCCTAGCGGTGAGGTGATTAAGATTGCAGCAGGGAAGACCTTAGACTTGAAGAGTCAGGGTACGACTACTTTACCCACAGGCTCAGTATTGCAAGTTGTTCAGATTACATCGGTTGTGCAATCTACATCTACAACAGGGAGTGACGTTGATTTATTCACTGCCGCAATAACACCCTCAAGCACTTCAAGTAAAATATTAGTAAGCACTACAATCTTCCACGG